ATCTCTATTGTACCATGCTTATGTGTATTTGGAATTTCTTATTTTGGCTTGTACTATTTATATTCTAGCACCATATTAACTTTTGGTCAATCTTTGACACTTTCTTCCTCCTTCAGCTTTATCCAATCCGCAACCTCTTTCTGCATATACCGGAGCAAATCCTCCGGACAACCAAAGTTGCCAAATTCTGTTCTTATAAGCATTGTTCTCACCCTTTCAATAAGTACATCAGATTACTCCTTCAATCTCTGCAAACCTTTTCGCGTTGATGAAGTATGACCACCGGCGTTCACTGGTACGAATTGCGTACCCCCAAGGGAAAACGCCCTGTTGTAAGCCAAGTGCAATCGTGTTTGTGTGTTTGTGCATCAGCTTAGCCACTTCTCCGACTGTCAAGGTTGGGATGCCATCTTCACAATGCACAGGTTTAAAAGTCACAGTGGATTCTTCCTGGTCAAAGTAATCTGCCGGCAATCCAAGTGCTACTGCAATATCACTTTGAACCTGTTCTGACGGTATCTGTTTACCTGAAAGATACTGACTGACAGAACCCTTGCTTTTTCCGGTCAATCCAACAACCTGAACCTGATTAATGTCTAACTGCTGCATAGCCTGTTTCAACTTTTCACTGAATCTCATTCATATCACTTCTTTCTACTCACTTCTTTTCGCTTTCTTCCTTTTTCTGCCTGTCCTTCATGAATGCCATACCCTCACCAAATGAAAGCAACTTTTCTTTTTCCATTTCTGATAAATCAGGAATGACCTTTCCGAAGGTTTCAAGAATCTTTTTTTCTTTCTCTGACATATAGCCACTTCCTTTCTATAAATTTTTGAATTAACCATTTCAGTCATAACAACAAAGTGCTGTGTCATCTCGCGCGGTTGATTCTTCCACTTAACGGTTTCTTGTTCTAGGGGTAAAGTGCCGATTGGTTCAGCCTGTCCGCTTTCTTCAAATAGTGCGGTACACTGTGCTTTCTTGCCCTACCGTTCCTGTTTTCTTCAACTACTTTGACGGGTCATGTTTATTCTTCACACGCTCTATCTGTTATCCGACAGCCTAACCACCATGTCACTTGCGTGTAGCCCTATCGCTTCACCCGTATCCTTCCTGCTTGCTTTGTTGTTTATGTGATGATTATATATCTCGTAATCAATATTGTCAACACCTTTTTTATTGTTTTTGTGATATTTTATTGTTTGTGTGATATTTTGTATTGACGTTAAAAAGTTTTAACTGTATAATTAGTAGCAAGAAAAGAGGTGAATACATATTGAAAGACCGCATCAAGAAAATCAGAAAAGAACTTGATCTGACACAACAAAAATTTGCCGACAGAATAGGGGTAAAACAAAATACAGTTGCACAATATGAAATGGGAAGAAATATTCCTATTGACTCTGTTATTTCTCTTATCTGCCGGGAATTTAATGTCAATGAGGACTGGTTGAGAACTGGTGAGGGGGAAATGTTCATAAAACAGACAAGAGATGAACAAATTGCTTCGTTTGTCGGCTCAATACAGTCCAGTGAAGATGATTCTTTTAAAAAAAGATTTATTTCAATGCTTTCTTCATTAGACGAATCCGAATGGGAAGTATTAGAAAAAATGGTTATTATGCTACATGAAAAAAAAGACTAGGCATCAGCCTAGTCCAAGGATTGCTTTTATATAGCAGTAGATTAATTTTAATCTTCTATCATCTGCCCTATCAAGCAGTTCTATTATCATTTTTTTGTAGTTCATGTGTTTATCTCTTTTATGAACGCACGTACTAAAGTAGCGATACATTCATTTCATCAAACATTTGTTCGATTGTCAATAATAATGAACGTAAGCGTATTAATGGAACTGCTCCTTTATACATCAGATCAAAAAAAGAACCCCAACCGTTGCAGCGGTCAGGGTTCAAGTAACTCAATCAAGCAAGGACTGAAATGATATATCAGTGAAAACTTGAAAAAAGCTATGCAACATGTATTATACCATTTCAGTCCTTAATTTTCAATAAAGAAAGGACTAAATTTTTATGAGTCGTCGAAATCCTAACGGTTATGGGTGTGTCACAAAATTATCCGGGAACAGATCGCGTCCTTGGTGTGTTAAAGTAACCATATATGACGAGGAAGGGCACGCAAGACAAGTTCCTGTTGGATATGCTGAAACAGAGGAAAAAGGAAATATACTTCTTGCGCAATATAATAATAATCCTTGGAACATTGACCGGGAAAAAGTGACCTTAATTGTCTTATATCAGCGTTGGTCTAAAATCAAGCTGCCAAAACTCGGTGTTTCACTGCAAAGTTCATTAAAGTCTGCATTCAAACACTGTTCAAAATACTACGGTGTGAAATACCGAAGCCTGCGGGCATATCAGATGCAAGACTGTATTGACAACTGCGGATATGGATATTCCACGCAGGGAGCAATCAAAAACCTATGGGGACACCTTGACCGATTTGCATTTGAATGTGACATTATTGATAAAATGTATTCTCAAATCACTACTGCTCCACCGATACCTGAAACCAACAGGGCGCCATTTTCCGATGAACAGATTGCGGCACTGTGGGAAATCAAAGATGATCCTTGGGTCAATACTGTGCTGATCTACATATATACGGGGTTCAGATTACAGGAATTGTTGGGAATGAAAACCGAACAGGTCAACATTGAAGAATGGTATTTTCAGGGCGGTATAAAATCCGCATCCGGTAAAGGTCGTATTGTTCCGATACATGACCGCATCAAACCATTTGTAAAAGACTTGGTTGATCAGGGTAACACCTACCTGTTTACTTTTGAAGGTAAGAAGTTCATTCCTAATAAGTATTATGAATGTTGGAATGAAGTTATGAAAAAAATCGGTGCAGATAAAACACCGCATGAAGCCCGGCACACGTTTGAAACCAATCTTGACAATGCCAAAGGCAACCGAAAATGTATTGATATGCTAATGGGTCATAAGTCAAAGGATGTGGGAAACCGTGTCTATAATCACAAGACCATTGAGCAGTTGCGGGAAACCATTGCCCTGTTAAAATAATATTTTTACGCTGAACTAGTAACAAATTAGAAACAAAAAAGGCGGGAAATGCTTGATTTTACGGCATTTCCCGTTTTAAAAAAAGCATTTTACCATATTATTTTACAAATAACAATTGAGAATTGCAGGATTTCGTAGTAGAATAGGAAACAGTAGATTACAAGGAGGAATATCATGAAACATTTACTTAGTCCGCTTGATTTAAGCGTAGATGAAACTGAAGATTTACTAAACCTCGCAAGCCGCATTGCAAAGGATCCTGAAAAGTTCAGCCATTGCTGTGACGGTAAAAAACTTGCCACTTTATTTTATGAACCGAGTACTAGAACCCGCCTTAGTTTTGAGGCAGCCATGATTAATCTTGGTGGTTCTGTTCTCGGCTTTTCTTCTGCCGATTCCAGCTCTGCTTCTAAAGGTGAAAGCGTTTCTGATACGATTCGGGTTATTTCATGTTATGCAGATATCTGCGCTATGCGCCATCCAAAGGAAGGTGCTCCTATGGTTGCCGCTGAAAAAGCCGGGATTCCGGTGATTAACGCAGGGGATGGCGGTCATCAACATCCAACCCAGACTTTGACGGATTTGATGACAATTCGCGAACTACGTGGTTCTTTGGATAATTTTACGATTGGTCTGTGCGGCGATCTGAAGTTTGGGCGTACGGTTCATTCCCTGATCCGCTCCCTGATTCGCTATAAGAATGTGAAATTTATTCTTATTTCCCCGAAAGAACTGCGTGTGCCGGATTATATCCGCGAAGATGTCCTGATTCATAACAATGTGGAATTTGAAGAAGTTGAACGCTTAGAAGACGTTATACCACAGCTTGATATTCTCTACATGACACGTGTCCAGAAGGAACGTTTTTTCAGCGAAGACGAATATTTAAGAATGAAGGATTTTTATATTCTTAACAAAGAAAAAATGGCTGCTGCAAAGGACAATATGTATGTACTGCACCCGCTTCCGCGTGTCAATGAAATTTCCGTAGAAATTGATGACGACCCGCGCGCGGCTTACTTTAAGCAGGTACAGTTCGGTGTCTATGTACGAATGGCGCTGATTCTGACACTGCTCGGACTGGACAAAACAGTTTAAATTTCTGACACATCAAAAATCATGCCGCGGATACGGCAGAACGGAGGACTTTATGTTAAATATAGGCGGATTAAACGAAGGCTTTGTATTGGACCACATCGAAGCCGGCAAAGCCATGATGATTTATAACAATCTCGGACTGGACAAGCTCGACTGCTGTGTAGCTATCATTAAAAATGCCCGCAGTAATAAAATGGGTAAAAAAGATATTATCAAAATCGAAGGCGGACTCGATTTGGTAGACCTGGATGTACTTGGTTTTATTGATCACAACATCACAGTCAATATTATTAAAGACGGTAAAATTGTTGAAAAGAAACGTCTTTCACTTCCAAAAAAGATTACAAATGTGATTAAGTGTAAAAATCCTCGCTGTATTACTTCTATCGAACAGGAATTAAAGCACATTTTTATTCTGACAGACGAAGAAAATCAGGTATACCGCTGTAAATACTGTGAAGAAAAATATACCCGCTAAATGCTCCGATTATCGTTATATCGGACTGTAAATTTAAAATTTAAATAATTAGAAGCTGTTATCTGCATATATCAGATAACAGCTTCTTTGATTTATAATCTATTCACACTGTGCCTGTTCCATGTCAAAGTGTTCTTCCAACTTTGTTGAAACTCCGGCAATTTCATCAATTTCCGTTAAAATGTCTTTTACAGAGTTATTCTGTGCAGCAATCGTTTCCGAAATACTCTGAATGGTTGCTGAATTTTCTTCAGAAGTTGCTACCAGCGTCTCCATTTCTTCCTGAATATTTTCAAAAATCTCATTATCGACTGGCATTCCACATCTGCCGCAGAACTTAGCCCCATTCTCCAGTTTCATTCCGCAATTTTTACAGTACATTACATTCTCCATTTCTTTTGTTTTTTTATTTTATATTAGTTGTCATTTTATGTATATATACATTTTTCACAATTATATTAAAAATATAAAATACCCACACCCTATTATCTCCATTCCTAATCATATACACATTTGCAATTATCTTGTCAACGACTGAATCTCTTTTTGTATAAGTCTTCCTGCCGCCTTTGCCAGCT